TGGTCTGCTGTGCCAGTGAGTTATAGACAACGTAAATGTCATCTGTGGCTGCTACGCTATATCCTACTAGATTAACTGTAGTACCATCTGTGGTATACGATTCAGTAGGTTCCTGACGCACGTTGTTGATAAAAAGGTCTATGCTTTCTGGACTAGATACAGCATTAGACAGAGTTAGGGTTGTGCCTGTAGCCCCTGTCAAATCCTGCTTTGGGGGTATCTTAGAAAACCCTTCAGTTTGTTGATTACCTACGTAACCCATAGTAAACCCCCTTATGTACTAATAGCATCAACGGCAGATACCCACACGTCTAGTGAGCTTGCTGTGTCTGACTGTACCCACAGTCTGTCACCATTTGCTACGACTACCTTTGCACCACCATCAAGAAGCTGTAACGCACCGCCAGCAGCGATTGGCGCACCTTTGATAAGATAGTGGTTAGTTCCACCGTTAGAAATGTAACAATCTACTGTGATTGCATTTGTTGTCGTATTAGTCATGTGGATACCCACGATGGTATCATAACTGTCAAAGTCTGCGCCATCAGGTATATCAGCCGCTGCTGTGCCTACGCCCTGTAGCATATATCGTCTAAAATTTTGTGCCATAATAATCCTCTAAACTATAGGGCGATTGCCATTGCGATTGCAAAACCGTTTGTAGCAAGGTTTGTTGTGTCTGCTGCTACGTCATTCCAACCAGAAAATGATCGCACTCGCATCACATTGTCTGAACTGTTGAAGTACAGATCACCAACATTCACAGAGCCTTGATTATCATTTATCTGGTAATCTTCAGCAGCCGTGTCTGAAGTGAACGCACCATAGTAAGTATCCACAAAATCTTGAGCAGAGTTAGCTGCTTGGTTTGCCCAGTACCTTGCCGAATATTCAGCAGTGAGGCCGGAGCCAGTAACAGCCGTGTCACGGTCAAAACCTGTGCCGCCACCCAGTGACCACTGCTTTGCAGAGCCAGAAGTGTTACTAGCTTGTGCGCCAACAGCATACTCCTTCGCAGAATACTCTGTACCATCTACTTGACCAGTGGTTTCTGTTGCCCAATCTTTAGCAGGGCCAGCACCAGCAGTATCGGTAACGCCAGTACCGCCTACAGCCCAAGCCTTAGAAGAATAACCTTCACTAGCTACAGCTTCACCGTCAGTCTTTTGCGCCCATGCCTCAGCTTCATCAGCAAACCCACTAGCTTCACTAGCTTTAGTTGTAGCTGTTGTAGCATTAGCTGATGCGTTCTGAATGTCTGCAATGTTAGCAGCGTTAGTGTTGATTGAGGCTATGTTAGTAGCGTTAGTGCTTACATCAGCAATATCTGTGGCTACAGTACCAATGTCTGTAGCGTCTGCTACTACTGCTGTAACATCAGAGGCAATACCAGCCACATCTGTAACATCCTGTGCAATACCTGCAACAGTGTTGATGTCAGGCAAGTTGGTAGCTAAGAATTGTTTGTTTACAGCGTCCGTATTGTTTACTGGGTCTCCAACATTCTTAATGACATTGCCACCAGCATCCCAACGATTGGTAGTATCTAGACCAATAGTATCACCAACTCTGTCGTTAGCTTCCTGTGCAGCGTGGAAGACCTGAATACTACTATCATCCAAGTCTTCTTCTGTTAGGACTGAGCCTGAGGCAAAGTCAACTGCACGTGCTGTCAGGTCTGTTGTACGTCTTACTTGTACAACTGCACCAGTTGATGGGGCAGAAGTCAGTTGCACACTAGAAGTAGAAGGAAAGGTCAGGCCTGTTTCAGCCACACCATCTACAGTGACGCTAATCTCACTAGTATTTTGAAATGTGAACGGAATAGCAAACTGAGTAGTTGTGTTATTCGTAGTTATGTAGTTTTGATATGAAAGAGCCATCTCTTTTCCTTGTGTTTGTATCTAATGATGTAACTTTAGGTTAGTCTGCCATTGAAGCCGTAGCGTTAAGTAGCTGCCTTGCACCATATAAAGAACTGAATGGTAAAATCCTAAGTAAACTTCTAAGTTCATTCTCAGTTAGATCATTACCAGCTATCATCTCTCCTAAGTCTTTTGCACCAGCAGCACCACTAACTATCCAAGAGGCAACAGCAGGTGTTAGGCCTTTTGTTTGTCCATCTAGGATGCCTGTTGATACTTGGTACAAATAAGCAAACAAAGATGCTGAACCTATTTGACCTAAAGAACCAAGCCAAAAACGGTCAGCTTGCATTTGTCTTTCTACGTAAGAATCTCTGTCACTACGTCCTAAAGAATTTAGATGTGTACGAGCAGTATACATAAGCATGCCTAAACCAGCAGCAGATGTTAAGATTTTAGCTACATCTACAGCATCACCATTAGCTGCTCTAACAGCCAAGCGTCCTGCTTGTTGCTCTAAAGAGGCCATAGGAAAAGACAAGAACTGAAAAGCTGATTTACCTACTTCACTACGAAGCAAGTAATTTACAGAACCGTTGTTCACTTCTTGTACAGACTGAGTAGCTTCACGTCTGGCAGCACGTAAGAAAACATTACGTGCGTCTATGTTTTTCCACTTGTGTAAGTTTAGTACATCAAGCACACCTGTCTGTGGATTTATTTCAGCCCACTTCTGTATCTCTTTATTTATAGCTACACCCATAGCATCATCAATACCCATCTGTTCACGTTTAATACGTGAGAAGGGTAGCTTACCGCCAACAGCTTTTGCTTGCCATTCTGTAGCAAAGTTGTACATAGACAACCTACGTAGCATATCAGTCACGCCTTGTAGACCAGAAGCTACTGATACAAAGATACGAGCCTTGCCTAACCATTCGTCAAGTTGTGTTACATCACCCTGAATAGTACCATACTCTTCAAAGATAGAACCCTCAGTTCTACTACGCACTGATGTAACTTTGGTCATAAGACCGTCACCACCAGTACCAGTAAATACCATCATCTCATGGGCAGCTTTGTTTTTTAACTGCCCTGTACGTGCATCAATAACAAGTTTATTTAATTGTGGTACTGTTTTCAGTAGAGTTCCCATAGATGTTTCAAATAAGACATTGGTAAGTTCCATTACTGCTGACATACCAGCCATGCCCATGTTAGCAGCAAAGCTAACTTCTCTAAACCTATTAAACCCTCTACGAGTACCGTATGACCAGTCTTCTCTGTAAGGTAGTCTACCTGTTACGCTATCATAAAGAAACTCAGCAGCCCTAATTTCTTTTGCTACCTTATCAGGATCAGCACCACCTTTTACCTTGCCAATAATGGTTTGAAAACCCGAACCTGCTTTGTTTGTATCAATACCATTTGCAGCTAGTGATGTTGCTCCTGCTGTCTGAAACAAGTACTTTTCGTACAGAGTTCTACCGTTTGTTTCTAACAAGTCTACAAAACGAAGAGTAAAGATATTGCCAGCATCGTCCCTAGCTAAAACTTCAGCAGTCTCATCAAGTTGCATACGATGTCTAGCACGTGGATTACCTTTAACTTTCTTTGGTGTTTGTGCAGCAACCTCTAGAATAATATCTATTTGTTCTTTCGTAAATTCACCTGAATCTTTTAGTGCTAGACGTGCTTCATCTTCACTAGCTAACCCATCTCCAAGTTTACGTATGTTGTTATTCTTTGGGTTGAGTAGAGTACGCATGTAACCACGTGCAAGCTGTGTAATAGCAGCTTTGACAGCTTTAGGGCCAGCAGGTTTACCTTTAGCTTTAAGTGCTTTAGCCATATTTAGTTCGATGTCTGGCTGACCACCACGAATAGCTGCCTCACCTAAATCTAGGAAGGCATCGTTAATATCTCCGTCAGCCTTATCGCTTAACTTAGCGGCTTGGCCTTGATTACCAAAGCGTAGTATTGAAACTTGTTGCCTATTGACAATACGTGGTAAATAGTTTTGTATCTTACCAAACATCTCAGGAACAAAACCAGCAGCATTAGCTTCGATTGCTGTCTTGAACATTCTGTCCATGTTAGCACTATACATGTTAGCTATCTCTCTAACCTCAGGTATTACCCTAGCGTTAGGATTACGCATAGCCTCACCAACCATAAACTCTACGTCTGTTTCTTTTACATTAAGCTTTTTAGTTGCAGTCTTATACAATTTAGATAGTTTTGTGGCATCTTTAAGTATAGTTGAGGATACTAACGTATCTCTTAGTTCCAAGGCATTACTGCCCACTTCACGTCCTGATTTGTTACCTAGACTATTTAAGGCTAGGCCATCACCCAGCCACCGCAGTACAGGGTCTTCTGAGTTTTTTAACTGAACAATAGTAGAAATGACACCACGTGCGCTGGCAAACTCACCCCTTTGCTTAGATGTCTCTGCTAACTCTTCTGGTGTCATATCCGTAAAGTCTTTACGTGTAAGACCAGCTATAAGTGAATCACTATCAAAGTCAGCATCAGTGCGTGGGGTGTCTAGGTTAAACTCATCAGCCTCATCTACCATTCTGGTAAATTGTTCTGCAATCACATCATCTGAAAACTGTTTTACAAGTGCTTCTTGCTCTACGTTAAGAGGCTTGCCTTCTGCTTTCAACTGTTGAATTTCATGGAAGGCTTTACGCTTTTGCATATACCTACCATACTTGGTAAATCCACCAGTTATGCCACCACCTAAAGCGGTAGCTAACATAAGCTGATTACCAGTAATATCATGTACAGTCTGTGCGCGAAGAAGTTCTAGACCACCCATTGTGGCAGCACCTGCACCTGTAGCAAATAAGGCTGGGGCTTTCTGAAACTTTCTAAATAACTGTGTACCTCTAACACCTAGTAGAGTAGCAGTACCAGTGAAAGGAGCAAGCGGTGGGGTTGCAGCAGATACAGCAGCAGCCATACCTAAGGCAGCAGCAGTATCTACAGGGTCAAGAAAAGCTGATGTCATGTAAGCTGCAAAGCCTGACATACCTGCATTAGCCATATCACTATATAACTTTTGACTTAGCTTAATCTCATGTGCAACTTTCTTAGCACCACCTGTACCACGCTCTTCACCAGCCTTGAGAACTTTCTGTACTAGCATCTCATCATCAATGCCATCTAGAAGCTCAGTAGCCACCTCTTGAGTAAATGGTCTTTTATCATCAAAGTCAGGAGCAAAAAATCTGTAGGCAGATGCAGCAGTACCCTGAGTATACTGTGATTGTCCCACTAGCTGAAAGAAATTCTTACTATCTTTTTCTGCTTCTGCCTGTGCTTGCCGTACTTGGTATTTGTTAAATTGAGGAGTTTCAGGTGAAGTAGGTAAGGGAGAAAACCCTAACTCCATCTGAATAGCCTCTAGTGATTTAGCCATAATAACTCCTCAATTTAATATTTATCCAAATATATTATCGTACATACTGGTAAACAAGTTCTTAACTTTTTCTGTTGCCTTGTTTGTGTACATACCTGCTTTTAGTTGTAGCATTGAAGGTAGTGATTCAGTAGGAATGTCTGATGCACCATCAATACGTCTTACCTTAACGTCTTCTTCAGTCATGTTGTAGGAAGACATGCGAACTTTATCACCAGTGTTACCACCTATAAAGTATACTTCATCGCCCTCTACTTTGACTACTACACCAACGTGCGCTACACCCAGCTTGTGCTTCTTACGGTCTGCCGCACTATGCATCTTAATCATGATGTCACCAGCTTTAGCTTGTGTAGTCTGTACTTCATTACCTACCTTGAGATAAGAAGCAGCACGTATCTGGTTGAACTTATCTTTACCAAGTAAAGACTTAGCATCTATACCAGAATCACGCAGTACTTGTGCTAGGAAAGCACCACACCACGCTTGGTTAGTAGCAAACTCTTCTACTGTCTGTTGTTGTGGGTTCCAATCTCCTACGGAGTTTTCAAAGAAACCTTTAACAGCAGCAGCACCTTCTCTAGTATGTTCACTCATACCCATGTATGCAAAGGCTGCATCAGCAGGGTTCTTGTTTAGTGCTATGTCTACGACAACAGCAGCTTGAGGAACCTCGCCTACCTTTACCTGTTGTTCATCTGGCACTACAAGGGAAGCGTTAGCTTTTGGTATGACAGATTCAAACACAGAAGAACCAAAGTCTGCCACATCAACAGCAACCTCGTTAGCTACTTTCATAGCTCTATCTGCTGTCTGTGTAGCCCACTTGGTGGCTCTGACAGTACCATCCTCTGCTACATTGTAAAGCATGTTGAACTTAGCTTTAGCCAGAGCAGTACCCTGTTCAATAGAACCTTCGGCATACTGTGCAGCTTCCTTGAGTGATGCCATAAACTTAGGCCACTCTTTAGATACGTTGAACCTACCAAGTTGGTAGCCCATCTGTATGACACCAGAGCGTGTAGATTCAGGTAAGTTCTCAAAGCCATCAACCTCACTAGAAAAGAAGTCATTAGTTTTAGCTACTTTCAAGGCAACAACAGCAGCAGATTCCTCTGGCTGTACGTTGTTGATGTCAGCAATAAGAGCCTTCTCATCATCTTCTAGTGATTCAATCTGTAAGCCATGGCCTACTGATTGCTTACCCATGTCATCGTATGGTGTGTATGAAAAACCTTCGTCTTCCATGATTGTGGTAGCAGCGTTGGCTGGTGCTACAACAGCATCACCTACACTACCAACCACATCTTTAAGTTCTTGTCCAACATCTTCAAACATCTGTTCTGCTGGGAACTCTTCAAAGATGTTAGGCATACTTAAACTAGGTGTTAGGTTAGGTGTTTCATCATCCTCTGTTGGTTCTGCAATTTCTTTACCTGCTTTAACGTCAGCGTTATAAGCTTTGACTGTATCTTCTATGAACTTAGACTTACGCCCTTCAGCAATGCTAGGTAAACTAACTCCCATAGGAATAAACCATGTGTTAGAGTAATCACGTTCACCGTCTTCTATAGCTATGGCTCGTACATCTAGCATATTATCATTGTTAGGGTTTGTTTCGTATTCTAAGACAAAACTAGGAAGAAAAGCTTCACCACCTAAAGGAAGTTCTAGGTCTTTAGTATTTAACTTTAAGTTTATGGCACTACGAAAGTCTTTATTAGCCATAGCTTCTTCGTTTAATGCCCCTAATACTGCGATACCTTTATCTACTTTAGCTGATGTAAGGTTTTTAGCACGTTTAATAACTGTAAACTCCCCATCACTTGCAGGGGCAGCTACATAGCCATCAGACACTTCCTTTACAGCTTGTACAAATACATCGTCATCGTCCCTAAAAGGGTCAACACTTTTTAGTATTCCAAACCTTTTTTGTACGGCTGGGCGCATTGCTTCTACGTTAATAGATTCTGCAACATCATCATTAACAAATGGAAGAAACGTAAACCAACTCGTATCAATAGTATCTTTTAGGTCTTCCTTTGTAAAGGTATATTTAGGCGCATCTTCTGGTTTATACCTACGAGCATACTGTAAAGAACTCTTAAAGTCTTCATTACCTACCTTCATGTTAGACCTAATGGTGTGAAACATTGTTCTTTGGTCTTCGTCTTCTAAGAAGGTTTGTAAACCAGCTTCACCCTGATAAGCATACACTTCTTCAAACAACAAGTAAGCATCTTTGGCTGCTTCCAAAGATTGGTTATATTTAGTGCCATCTTCTTTTTCTGCGTCTAATGTATCTATGTCCCCAGAAGACCATATCTTTACACCTGAGCGTTTTGCTTCAGCGATTTGTGGTGTATCTGCCCCTACACTAGCATACATCTCAAGCTTTTTTCTTTTTAAGTCAACTAGTCTAGCTTCAAATATAGCTTTTTGCTCTGGTGTTTCTTTAGGTAACTGAGATACTTTATCAAATTCTTTTGCATATACTATTTCAGCTACGTTAGCGTAATCTGTTCTAGAAAACTTATGCGTAGTGCTTTTACCATTAACAGTAAAGGAAACATCTGTCTCCATGTTAATGCCAGAGGCGTCACCATTAAAGGCTCTTGACATGGCATCAGTTGCCATAGTAGTTACAGCATTATCTTTTGCAACAGAAAAGCCAACACTAGCAGAAGAGGCTTGTGCTTTTTTAATGTCAGTATACTTATCTAAATGTCTAGGAATACCAAATTGATTGTTTGATAAAGCACTATCTAAGTACTGAACCAGTGCGCTATTAGGATTTGTTTCTCGTTGTTCGTGTGCTATTCTTACAAGTTCATCGTTTACTTCTGCTTTAGTAAAGTTAGAACCATAGGCAGTCATAAAACCATCAACAAGAGTTTTGATAGATTCTGCACCGTTGTTGTAAGCTTGTGGGTCTGTTGTTAACGCAGTCTCACTAAGTTTTACTTGACTAATTATAGATGTGCCAAGAGTTTGTAAATTTACTCTTTTGTTTTCTTTAATCTTAGCAGGTTCGTAAACAGTCTTGCCCCATACATTTGTCAGGGCTTCCATGTTTATAGAAAACTGATCCAAAAGCATAGGGTCAATGTCTGTGCTTTTTAACTTGTCTAGCTCATCACTAACAAAATCTCTGCGCTTTTGAAGAACATCTGCCGTATTCATCTGCAAATATTCTTGCTCGTTTGTTGTCCAATCTCTATCTAGTTCTGCTTCAATAATCTTAGCTTGTTGGTCTAGCTGTGAAGCATGTATACGTCTTTGTCCAGTTTCTATCTCACGCTCACGCTTTAGTCTTTCAGCTTTACGTAGGTTAGCATCTGCTTCTATAGCAGGAGTTATAGCTGTGAGGAATTGTGACAACTGACTAGGTTGTTGCTGTGTCTCTGGTGGTCTTACGTAAGTCTCAACAGGAGCAGCTTGTGGACGTAAATTAGACTGTGTAGGAGCGTTAAGCCTACCTACTTGTACTCTAGTTTGTGCCATGATTACTCCTCATTATGTATTAGGCATACCAGTAATTAAAGCGTACCGTGAAGTTGAGTTTAAACCTGATTGCACTGCTCTTAAAGTACTTTGTTGAAGTGGGCTTGCTGCTACAGACTGACCCATTTGACCTACAACTGGCATAGTAGCACTAGTAGCAGTCATAGGATTTGCGGAACTACTGAATGGACTTTTACCTGTCATCATAGTTTCGGTAGCATACATATTAGCAGCAGTGCTAAGTGCGTGTGCTAGGACATTAGGTTTATAACCACGTGGAAGTGAGTTAATCCTGTTTAACATCTCTGTATTAAAGCCCTGCTTTTCGTCTTCTAGTTGGTCTAGTACCATACGTAAGTTATCGTTTAGAACTGTAGCACCACGTAGTTCACGTGCAGTAACCATATCTTCCTGAGCTTCAAATGTTCTTCCTGATAGACCTGATTCACCAGCAGCTACCTTACGTGCTTCTCTAGTCTCTAGGGCTTGGATAGCTAAGTCAAACTTTTGACCTGCTGTTGCTTCTGCTTCCTGTACTGCCCTTTGATTTAAAGAGTTTATCTTTAGGTCACGTGCAGCAGCAGCGTTAATCCTGTTCTGTTGGTAACGTGCCTCTGTTCTTTTAGCTTCACCTTCTGCTTGAAAGTAATTAGCTACACCCTGTACACCAACAGCAATAGTCATTGGATCCATTATCGTATCCTCACAAATTCTAGAAATGGTTTATTACCTACGCCCCATTTCTCATGTTTCTTGATAAACGTGAAACCAACAAAACGTAGCCAGTTGATAGCTACAGTATAGTCTGCATCTACTGCATTAGTAAGTAGGGGGTATTTTTGATTAGCTTTTTCTACCCATTTACGTGAGCCACGTAGGAATGGTAGCCATACTTTTTTAATAGCAGGTGTAGTTAACAGCCACGGCACAGCCATAGTCTTATCGTATTCTGATAGACCATAAATACCAGCTATCTCATCTGTATCTGTTACTACAATAGTCCAGCACTCTTCTGATTCATCAAAGCCTACCTGCAACGCTTCTCTTGTAGTACCATGTGAGGCAAGTACCTCTTCCCTATCCTCAGGGCGTAAGTTGTCACAAAGATATTCAACATCTGATTGGGTACTTTGTCTCACATGGACTTTCATTTACATTCTCCTAGAACGTAGAACATAGAAGCCT